GGTGTTCCGGGTGTTCCGGGTCCAACGCGCGCGTATACACCGCACGTGTTTTTCCCAATCGCGCGCGCGCATTCCCTCTTACGCGCGCCCGTAGGTGGAACACCCGGAACACCCGGAACATCCCGCGCCGTTGCTGGGGAAACCGATGTTACGGGTACCCGGAACATCGAAACGAACCCGGAACATCGTCCATGACTGCCCAAGCCGCCGCCCCCATCGCCGTCACCCGTGCCGAATTGGCCCGGCAGTTGGGCGTCAACCGCTCCACCGTCACCCGGTGGGCTGAGCATGGCCGGCTGGTGCTGCTCGCCGACGGCCGCGTCGATGTTGAAGCCTCCCGCCAGCGGCTGGCCCAGACCAGCGGCGGCCGGGACGACGTCGCCGCCCGCCATGCCGCCGGCCGCGCGCAAATCGGCCCCCAGGTCGCGCCGGAAGGGCAGGGCGGCCACGCCCACACCACCCCCCCTGTGGATAACCCCGCCACGGCCCGGGAACCGGCGCGCCCGGGCGTCCCGGAGACCCGCGCCGAAGCCCAGGCCCGCAAGGAAGCCATCGCCGCCGACCTTCTCGAACTGGAGCTGGCCGAAAAACGCCGCAGCCTCCTCCCCGCCGACGACGCCCAGGCCGCCTTTCGCGCCATCGGTGCCGCCGTCCGCGCCGCCCTCGACGTCCTCCCCGACCAGACCGCCCCCCTCGTCGCCCCCGTCACCGACCTGGACGAATGCCACGCCCTCCTGGCCGATGCCTGTCGCAACGCCCTGGCCGCCGTCGGCGCCGCCCTCGAGCGGGCAAAATCCGAACTGAAGGATGGAACGACATGAAGAACGGCTGGCGGTTTGTGGAAAGAATTTCGCGTGTCGAATTCCGGTATCGCGTCGCGCGTCACCAGCGGGAGTGGGTGCGCGAATTTCGCCGGCATGGATACCGGGAAACGCACATGCGAATCGCCCGGCGGCCTATTGACCACCGATGCCGCCGCATGGCCCGCCAGTGGGCGCAAGAAAAAGCGTTCTAATGACCCACCCCACCGCCGCCGACTGCCTTGCCTGGTGCTGGTCCGCCGCCGCCCCGCGGCGCGCCCTCTCCGTCTCCGAGTGGGCCGACCAGCACCGCGTCCTGTCCGGCAAGCAGGCCGGCGAGCCCGGCCGCTGGCGCACCGCCCGGAACCCCATCCTGCGCGAAATCATGGACTGCTTTTCCGCCGCCAGCCGCGTCCGCGACGTCGTCGTCAAGAAGTCCAGCCAGGTCGGCGTCACCGAAGCCACCGTCAACGTCCTCGGCTACACCATCGACCACGCCCCCGGCCCCACCATGGTCCTCATGCCCTCCCTGGAAAGCCGGGACGCCTGGAAGGTCCAGAAGCTCAATCCCCTGCTCACCGACACCCCCGCCGTCCGCGACATCCTCGGCGGCAACCGCGCCCGCGACGCCGCCAACCGCCAGGACATGATCGACTTCCCAGGCGGCGTCATCTTCCTGGGCGGCGGCAACAGCCCCAACTCCTACGCCCAGCGCAGCGCCCGCACCATCATCCTCGACGACCTGGACCGCTTTCCCGAAGAAATCGGCGACGAAGGCGACCCGATCGTCCTCGCCAACGGCCGCACCAAGGCCTTCGCCCGCGGCCGGCGCGCCTACATCTCCACCCCCACCGTCCAGGGCGCCCACATCGACCGTCTATGGGAGCAGTCCGACCAGCGCCGCTACCACGTCCCTTGCCCCCACTGCGGCCACCTGCAGCCCCTCGACTGGGGCGGCCCCGACGTCGCGCACGGCATGAAATGGACCATCCTGCCCACCGGCGAGGTCACCCACGTCCGCTACGTCTGCGCCGACTGCGGCGCCGAGATCCTCGAGCACCACAAGCCCGCCCTGCTCGCCGCCGGCCGCTGGATCGCCGCCCACCCCCAGCGGCCCATGCGCGGCTACCACATCAGCGCCCTCTACGCCCCCATCGGCCTCGGCCCTTCCTGGCTCGAACTCGTCCGCGGCTGGATCGACGCCCAAGGCAACACCGCCACCCTGCGCGCCTGGATCAACACCAACCTCGGCGAAGCCTGGCGCGCCCAGGGCGAAGAATCCGACCCCACCGCGCTCCTCGCCCGCCTCGAAGCCTTCCCTGACGACATGCCCCGCCGGCCCAGGACCTGCGGAATCGACGTCCAGAAAGACCGCCTCGAAGCCGTCGTCTGCGAATGGGGCCCCGGCGAGGAATGCTGGATCACCGACCACCTCATCGTCGACGGCGACACCGCCGGCCCCGAACCCTGGGCCGAGCTGGCCGAGGAACTGGAAACCATCGCCCCCGACGCCGCCGGCCTCGACACCGGCTACAACACCGACCAGGCCATGGCCTTCGCCGCCCGGCGCCCCTGGGTCTGGGCCTGCAAGGGCATCGAAGGCATCGGCAAGACCCTCACCGAGGACGACGAGACCCGCAAGCGCCGCCTGCGCAAGCGCCGCAAGAAGGGCCACTCCCCCCACCTGGTCGGCGACACCGCCGCCAAGGCCCTCCTCATGCAGCGCCTCAAGCTGGAAGCTCCCGGGCCCGGCTACCTCCACCTTCCCCGCGAACCCTGGTGCGACGACGAATGGCTCGCCCAGCTCACCAGCAACCGCCTTGAAGAAGAGCGCCACCGCGGCCGCCTTGTCGTCCGCTGGGTGCAGACCCGGGTCCGGAATGAGGCGTATGACTGCTGGAAATACGCCCTCGCCGCTCTGCGCCTGTCCAAAATCGACCCCGCCCGATTCATCGCCCGCGCCGCCGAGGTCGCCCAGGCCCTGGAAGCCGGCCCCCTGCAACCACGCCGCCCCGCCCTACCGCGCGTCAGCATCGGCGGGCGTCGTCGCTGATGGCCGCCCTGCGCGACCTCATCGCCTTCGTCCTCGAGATGGCCGCCCACAGCCAGGCCGGGGAGGGCGGTTTCGACGAGCACCTGGCCCGCGAGATCGAGCGCCAGGTCCAGGGCCGCTTCCCCGGCGACCGCGTCTACATCGCCCCTTCCGGCCGCCGCAACGATCCCGAGCGGCCCGTCCGCATTGCCGATGCCGCCCGCCGCCTGCCCACCGGCGTTGTCGCCGAGCGCTTCGGCGTCAGCCGGCAATACGTCCACCGCGTCCTCGCTGCCCGCAAAAAGTAACCTCCCGGCCCTGGCGGTTGACACCAGGGCGGCACAGTCCGCCCCATGGCCGCGACCGTCCCTACCATCGAGCCCGCCGAGCTGCGCGTCGGCGACACCTGGGCCTGGCGGCGAGAAGACCTGAGCGATTACCCGGCCAGCGCCTGGACGCTCACCTACGCCTTCCGCAACGCCAGCGCCTACTTCGACGTCGTCGCCACCGCCGACGGCGACGCCTTTGCCGTGTCCGTCGCCAAGGCTACCACCGCCGGCAAGACCGCCGGCCGTTACGACTGGACCGCCTTCGTCGCCGACGGCACCGACCGCGTCGAAGTCGCCCGCGGCATCGTCGTCCTCCTGCCCGACATGGGCACCGCCGCCGCCCGCGACGGCCGCACCTGGGCCGCCCAGATGCTCGACTACGTCGAGGCCGCCCTCCTGTCCAAGGCTTCCACCGACCAGCTCGACCTGGTCCAGGCCCAGCTCGCCGAGCGCAACCTCCGCTTTGACATTCCCGGCCTGCTCGCCTTGCGCGGCAAGCTGCGCGCCGAAGTCCGCGCCGAAGAAAACGCCGCCCGCCTGGCCCGCGGCCTGGCCCCCCGCAACCGCCTGCTCGTCCGCGGCTGACCACCATGACCCTGCCCGTCCCCGCCACCCCGGCCCAGCGCCTCGAAACCGCCAAGGCATGGCTGCGCGCCCGCGGAGCCTACGTCCTCGAAGCCACCGGCCGCCGGCAATGGCGGCGCGACTTCCGCGTCCCCGCCGCGGCCGTGCCCGCCCGCCGGCGCAGTTTCGACGGCGGCACCGCCGGCCGCCTCACCGCCGCCTGGTCCGCCAGCCGCCTGCACATCAACCGCATGCTGCGCGGCAACCTCCTCGTCATGCGCGGCCGCTCCCGCGACCTGGCCCGGAACGACCCCTACGTCACCAAGTTTCTGCGCATGGTCGAGACCAACGTCATCGGCCCCCAGGGCATCGGCCTGCAGGTCCGCACCCAGTGGCTCAATGCCGACGGCACGAGCCGCCCCGACGACTCCGCCAACCGCATCCTCGAAGCCGGCTGGGCCAGCTGGAACGCCCGCGGCAGCGTCGAAGTCACCGGCATGATGGACGGCCCCGCTTTCGACCGCCTCTACGTCCGCATGCTCGCCCGCGACGGCGAAGTCCTCATCCGCCCCATCCGCGACCCAAAGCTCCCCTACGGCTTCCAGCTCCAGTTCCTCGACCCCGACTGGCTCGACGAATCCTTCCACCAGGAAGCCACCGACGGCACCCGCGTCGTCATGGGCGTGCACATCGACCCCGCCGGCCGTCGCCTCGGCTACTGGCTGCGCAACCGCCACCCCGGCGACACCGCCGCCCGCGGCCCCGCCGCCGGCGAACGCCGCTACGTCCCCGCCGCCGACCTCTGGCACGACTTCGTCCAGACCGATCCCGAGCAGGTGCGCGGCATCCCCTGGCTGCATGCCGCCATGGGCCGCCTCTACCAGCTCGGCGAATTCGACGAGGCCGCCCTCCTGGCCGCCCGCATCGGCGCCAGCAAGATGGGATTCTTCACCACGCCCGACGGCGAAGCACCCCCAGGCGACGACCAGGACGAGCAAGGCAACACCATCACCGACGCCGACCCGGGCAGCTTCCAGACCCTGCCGCGCGGCGTGCAGTTTCAGGACTGGAACCCCGACTATCCGCACGCCAACTACCAGGCGTTCATGAAGACCCGCCTGCGCTCCATCGCCAGCGGCATGGGCGTCACCTACCACGGCCTGGCCAACGACCTGGAAGGCGTCAACTTCAGCAGCA